CCTTTGACTAAGGTTAAATGCGCCCGACCAAGATTGTTTATCCATGCGGCTGGGTGGATTCCGTGTGCTTGGAGTTCAGGTATGAATGGATTAATCGCTTCCTCAAGCACCTTTGCTCGTTCCGCTTCCGCTTTATAAACGCTAACGCCCTTTTTAAATTCGTTTTCTCGTTGGTTAAGGTATTCAAGATGTTTTCTGCTTTCTTCAGGTGTAAGTGTTTCCCCTTTGGCTATCTTATCCCATAAAGGTAATAGGTCTTTCTTCCAAGTTGTAGGCTTTGGTATATCGCCAATAGTAGGCTGTTCTTCGGGCAGTTCGGCTTCAGGCGCATCTTCTGTAGCAACCTCAAGGCTTTCTTCCTCTGCTGGCGTTTCCTCTTTAGCGACAAAACGACCTTTTTCATCCCGTACTGGTTCGTCTTGAGAAACTTCGACTTCACTTTCCTCATGTTCTTCCTCGACTTCTAAGGGTTTACCCTCATCTTCTACGGGTTCTAACACTTGCTCAAGTGCTGCTTCCAACATCTCTCTGCGGTCTGCCATGTCTGCTCCTTAACGATAGTTTAGTTTGGCGTAAGCAAGTTCGGCAATCTTGCGCTTACGGGATTCTTGGTCTTTACGACTAAGTTCTACGGGCTTGTGCTGTAACGGTACATCGTTACCAAGCTCAATCATTCGGTGCTGTTTTAGGTGTTCTCTGTGGTGGCTACGGCTTTTAATCCATGTGCCATCCACCTGAGATACATAGCCTTCAATATCTGACATGACCATTGGGGCATCACGGGCGGTCATTTCTTGCTTTAACCGCCACGCTTCTTCGGCTTCAGGCGTTCCTAGCGTGTATCCCCAAAAATCTAGGTATTTTTCTTTGTCCGACTTGGCTTCCACATGGTTGCCTTCAGAGTAGCCACATTTAGGGCAAATCATCACATTCTCCTTATTAGTTCAGGCACTTTGTGGTATTCATCTTGCCGTAGGGCTATCACAGAATCGTACCAACGCCCGTTTTTCCAACGCCAACAAATAAATTCTTCTTTAGGCAAAAGCACAATGGTCTTGACCCCCAATGCCCCTGCTAGGTGGGCCGTGCCAGTATCTACGGTCACAATGCCCTTACAGGCTTTCATGTGTTGGGCGGTTTTCATCCAATCGGATTTCCAGCCGTCATTAGGCAAGGGGTGGAATAACGCTTCAGTCTTGGGGTTAAATGAGTAGCAGTTATCGCCCGTCAGTTCAAGCATTTCTCGGTAGTCTATGGACTTGATGTAGTAAAGGCCACGCCCTGATGCTTCCCAGTTCACCCCAATCTTTGCAGGAATATTGCTAGGCGTAGCTTCCAAATAGCCTTCTGAGCCAACAATCTTTTTAGTTGTAATCGGAAATAGGCTTTTAACATAGGGCATTGAGCAAGATATGTAATACGGTAATGACATTGAGCCAATCCAGTAATCGGCTTCTACGGCTTCACCAACCTCTGTGGCGTTGGTAATGACATCTACGCACTCCATCTGACCAATCAGGTAATGTAGTGAGGATTCTTGCAAAACGATTAGTTTTTTAGCCCCCATGACCTTTAGGGCGGGCAGAAAGCGGTAAAACTGCAATACATCCCCGTAGCCTTGTTCCATTTGGACTACGATGGATTTACCAAGTAAAGATTCCCCACGCCATACAGGAATGGGCAAAACAGGGGCATAAGGTACGCTTTGTTCCCCCATAATGTCTTTGTGCCATCGGTATTCAAACAGCCTAAAACCCGCTTCGTAACGCCCTGCGTGTAAATGGTCGTAAGCTTCTTTGTATATGGCTTTTACATTAGTAGTAATACCGACTCCTCATCGTCTTGTTCTGCAAGTCGCTGGGCTTCGAGTATCGCTAACTGTGCCGATATATAGGCTTGTTGCTTTCTTAACTCTACCGCCCTAGCTAACTTACTTTGTTGGTTCTCAAGGTAGGCGATAGACTGCTCTAGTTCTGTAGTATCAACTGACGGTATATCAGCCTTAACCTTTTGAATAGATTGTAATTTATTTTGTTTTGCTTTTGCAACAACCTTTGGCGGGTCAATTAAATCCCGTAGTTGTTGCTTTCTGCGTTTCTTAGCTTCTTCTTGAGCTTTGTATAGTTCTAGTTGTTTAGCCCGTAGTTTGCGGTCTAGGTTTCTAGCTCTGCGGATTTCTTCTTCAGTAAAGCCGTCATGGGTATCAATCGTTGTGGGTTCAGGCGATGGGCCTGTAGTGCCAAGCAATAGGGCGGTGTCGTTACCATCAACGGTAATAATGACTCCGCTTACATTGACTGCGCCAAGCAAGGATGCGGTATCTGTGCCATCTGTAGCACTTAGTACGCCACTTACGGCTACTGCACCCGTGAATTGGTCGGTATCAGGGCTATCGGTAGTATCTAATACTCCGTCAACCCTGTTTTCACCGCTTAGTAAGGCATAGTCTGTGCCATCAGTGGTATTGATTGAACCTTGAACTAAGACTTGACCCGAAAGGTTTGCAGCATCATTGTTATCTACGGCATAAAGCACACCCGTAATGACGGGCAAGCTTATGTCCGATATTGCCTGTTCGGAAAAGGCGTTAAAGCCTAGCATTTTATAGGACTACCCAGCGTGAACCACTTGATACAGTAACGCTTACCCCTGAATTAACGGTGATTGGCCCTGCTGACATGGCAGAATCGCCACTAGCAATTGTATAGCTAGCAGATACAGTCTTGTTATTAACCACAATACCGTTGCTTGCTCGCATCACTTGGGCAGTCAAAACTGTGCCGTTATAAGTAAAGTTAGCCGACTGATTGGGGGTTGTAGTGCCTTGACCATACGGCACATAGTTGGTCGTATAAGTAACGGCTGGGGCTTTATTGTTAAAAGTAGTCCAATCTGTAGAACTTAGCGCACCTCGATTGGTTGCCGATGCCGTTGGTACATTAAGGGTAATAACAGGGGTTGTTGTGCCGTTAGCTACGGTAGAACTCAGGTCTGTGCCTGTTGTGCCTAAAGTTAGGGCAGAAACGCTTGTTACCGTTCCTGAACCTTTGTTATTAAAGGTAGTCCAATCGGTGCTAGTCAAATAACCGTTGGTTGAACCATTGGCGGCAGGCATTGAAATAGCAGGGGTAGTACCACCTGACGATACGACAGGGGATGTGCCAGTAACGCTAGTAACGCCTGTATTGGAAACAGTAAAGTTAGGGTAAGTGCCTGTAACACTAATTCCAGTACCGCTTGCAATCGCTACGGTTTGGTCAGGAGCGGTGTTGGTAATCGTAACACCCGCATTGGTTTGGCTAACAGAAATGCCTGTTGATGCAGAAATGCGTGGGGTTTCCGTTAAACGAATGGATAAAACACCACCGCCAGCCGATTTTTTAGCGACTGCGGCAACTGTAACAATAATTCCGCTAGACGGATAAACATTGGTCAAACCGCCAGTTACGGCAGAATCGTAATACAGTACATCGCCTTCGTTAAAGCCGTTGGTGTCTACATTGGTTAATTCACCAAAGCATTGCACCAAACCAAAGCCATTATTAGCTATGGATTCAGCCGCAACACCCATGATGTATTCAGGTACGGTCACCCCTGTAGATGGTGCTCCTGTTAATACGCCTGAAGCACCTACCGCCCCAGTAAACATGATTAACTGCCCTTTGGTTATGGCAGAACTCGCTTTAATGTAAAAGTATTGGTCTTCACCAATATGCTGAACCACATTACCGCCAGCCATTCCTACCGCAAGGGTATTATTGCCATCCCATCCAAGCTGACCAACCCCTAATGCGGTTGCATAATTGGTATCAAATTGCACATAATCGGGGCTACTTATATAGCCCGTAATGCCTGAAACATTAACAATTGACTGAGAAATATTGCCTGTGGCATCGGTATATACAGCCTTTCCTGCGGGGTAATCGCACCAAATCGTCTTTTGCCCTGCCGAGAATGTAACTACACTACCCGCATTGCTTGACGCTAAGATGGTGTCACGGGATAGGGTAGATGGGGCGGTATAAGTGCCGATACCCACTTCCCACTCTGAGCCACCGTCTAGGTAAACCGCATAGTATGTGGTGTTGCCGTTGCCAATTTGACCAAAAGAATCGTAACCAGTTACCGCACCAGCAAGGGCAAACGAGCCTGTGCCTGTGGTAGTGGTCGTTTCTTTGACCCTATCTTTTAGGACTAAAGCCATGTTTTATCCTTACTGGTTGGCTCGGATGATTGTGCCTGCCGAGATACTGACTACCTGACCCGTTGCGATACTTGTATTGTTTAGAACTAAGTCTGCGTCACTTGTAGCTACCGAACCATCCATCACTACGGTTGTGCCGTCAGATTTGAAAATACGGAAAAACTGACCAGTTCCAGTCGCAACGGCTGTGCCATTCGTTACGGCTGATAAGGTAATCGTACCGTTGCTATCTGTACCAAATGAACCCGATACTGTAAGGGTAACCAGTAGGGTTTGCCCTGATATGGCTGTATTAGCGTTAGCGGGTTGTGCGCCTTGATAAATGTTAATCAAGCAACCTGACCCTGCATAGGTAATCAGCCCATTCTGTTGGGCGTTACGAGTACCGTTGGAATATTTAAGATTACTAGCCATTTGTTACTCCTATGATTTTACCGTTCTCATCCCGCAGGACTTGTTTGGGTTGGTTAAGTTTGTCAATCAACGCCCCTAATGTGGCGGTCATTTCTTGGTTACCTTGAGCGATAGCGTTAGCAATCGGGGCTAATGGGTGTTCTTGTGCCTTTAGCATATCCTCATCCATTGTGTATTCTTCAGCAATTCCTTCGCCTGAATCTACACCAGCCGAGATACGAGCCGTTTCAATCTTAGCCCCGTTATTAATATAAGCCAATAGGAGTTGGGTATTACGCTCAGTCATCATCTTCATTTGAGCCAGCTTCATCTCCATCTCACGGTCTTGTGCGTTACGCTGTTCCTCAAGTTGGAATTTAAGCTGATTCTCTTGGGCTTGGTATTCTTGTTTAGCCTTCTCCAATTCCATAGATGCAGCCATCTTTTGCTGCTCAAGCTGTGCAGACATCTGCATTTCTGCCATCTTAGCTTGAGATTGAATCTGAATCTTTTGCACCTCGATTGGTGGTTCTTTTGGTTGGCCTTCCATCGCCTTAGCTTGGTTTCTAAAATTATCGGCAGTTTCATCAAGTAAGCCTTCCATACCTTTTCCAGCTTTAAACGCAGTCACACCAAACTTTAGCATCTCCATCAACACAGGGGTAATTTCAGGCGTAGCTTGTGCGGCAGGAATAGCCTGTTGCAAGAAGCCTGACATAGCCTGTAAAAACTCCATGCGGTCAGCCTTTTCTTGCTGTTCGTCTTGGTAAATCATTGAATCGCTAGTGACTTCAATGCGGAAGTTCTTAGCGGGTTCATCCTTGAGCAACATCAATGCTTGTGGCACTAACGCTTGGTCTTGTGGGCTTAATTGCTGTGCGCCACTAATCTTTAGAATCGTATCGTCTGTAAAGTGTTTGCAGATAATCTGCGCCTTGATGCACAACAGTTCTGTTGCAAAGTTTACGACTGCGTGTTGTAGGTATTTCAGCCTACCCGCAGCATTATTGGACTTAATAATCTGTGCGCCAAGTGTTTCATTGGGGTCAGTCTGACCACGCTGAATGTCGGCAATACCAATGATTTCGTAGATTTGGCCCTTAATTTGCTCCATCGCCTGATAAGCCATTTGTAGGGCTTGAGCTATTGGGGTTATATCTACAAGGTCAATAGCCCCTTTCATGCCTTGTTTCTCAGCAAAGGCTTGCCAATTCTTAACTGGAATCAAAGTGTTATTCTCGCCCTCAGAGAATAGACGGGCTAGGCTTGGCTCGGAAGCATCGTAAACACCACGCACTTTCAGGGCGTTAACTAATCCATCAATCCTATCGGCAAGGGTGTCAAGCTGTTTGGCTTGGTCTTGGTATAAAACAAAGTCAGGGATTGGCTCTAGGTTGTCGGTGGTTAGCGTGGCATACAAAGGCTTGGGGCATGGGAAGAAACCTTCTAACTGTAGTGGGTCATCCTTTTCGTCAAGGATTTCACCCATTGACTTGCTAATCCAAAAGACTTTGCCTTGCTCTTTATCCCAAATCTCGTATATACAAGCTTGGTAATGCTCGGCAACCATCTGTTTGGTAGCCCATTTATCGGTGTCAGGCTTGGTGTCTAGTGGGATACGGCTACCAACTTCCTCGCCAAAGCGGTCAATCAGGGCTTGTCTGCCCATATAAACCTTACGCCATACGGCAGTTACTTCTTCCCAAGTACGAGCAACAGTATGACCAAAGTCACGCCAATGCACATAGTCAACTGGGGCACACTCATACTCAATGCGTTCCTGCGATTCCACCAATTCAGCGTTTTCCGTTTCTGATTCATCGGCATCCTCTGTAATCTGTAGTCCATCTTCAGGCATTGAACCAGCTACGCCTGTGTTTAGGTCGTTTTGTTCTGCAACAATATGTGGCTCATAACGAACCCATGCCGTGCCACGCCCACCCAATAAGCGGTCAAGCACCGCATTATCCATAGCCGAGCGATAGTCGCTGTAATGCTCAATCTCATATTCCAATGCTCGCTCAAGCATCATAGAAGCAACACGCCCAATCGGGTCGTTGTCACGGAATCTACGGCTTACATCGGGGCGAGGTAAACGGGCAAAGATAGCAGGCTTAATGACCTGAACATTTGACCAAAGAATATTAAAACGAGCGTTTGGGTTGTTACGGGTACGGCTGTCATCCCGATACCGTTTGATGATTCGGGGTACTCTAGCTTCCCATTCCCTAAACGCTTTGTCATACTGAGCGATGGTGTTATACCAATCCTCATAAGTTTTGTTCAGGGTATCGTTCATAGTTAGTACCTTTGATAATTAGTCTTTGGTGTGGATTTCCACATTTCTTCTAGCGTCACATCAGTTTGTCCGACAAATATGCCCTTAATCGGCTGATTTTCTCTTTCAATCTCTGTTTCATCTCGCCAAGCAATAGAAAGCATCCTAAAAGCATCCGCTCCATGACTAGTCCAATCATGTCTAGGCTTATCTCGAAATACCTTCTTATCCTCATCGTATTCCCGTTGATATTGACGCAAACATTCGATGCCTTCCTGACACTTCATGCCGTCAAACCAAGTCCTAGCCAATGCCATCCTTGTTGCTTGAATACCGTCTTGAAGTGACAGATTAGGTACGATTTTAAACAAATTTCCGCTTTTTAGGGGCAATTTATCCATTAATTGTTCAATTATTGACTTACCACCACTAGCTAATGTCTTAGCCCGTGCATCGTGCGGTAACCAATGTGTGCCATATTCGTATGGGCGTTCTTTAATTTGGTTAGCGTAGTAAACGATGGGCTGCCCGTGTGCTTCGTGGTAATCCAATACCCGTATCTCCCCATGCACGACCTGATACCACCATATAGCTGTAGCATCGTTGAAACCCAAGTCCCATGCTGTATGTACAGGAAACATGGTGTCGCACTCAACTTTGGTAATCCTGCCAGCATCGGTGAGCAGTCGCATCTCTGTGCCAAATATAGCCCCAATAATGGCAGCATCGAATGAACATTCAAATTCTTGCTGATACTGGTCGATTGACATTGACTTTAAAGCATCATCCAGTTCAGCTTGGGCGATTAGCTTAGTCTGACTAGCCCGTAGGACTTTGCTATACCATTCGTCACGGTTAAGCGTGGCGTATTGGTAGATGTCATAAAAGGTATTGTGACCTTTTGGCGTTCCAATAAAAGTAGCCCAACCCTGTCTGTCAGCCAGTAAGGGTCGGATAACCTCGCCCCATATCTTTGGTTTCATATCGGCATATTCGTCTAGGACTACACCATCTAGGTATAAACCCCTAAGTGCGTCAGGATTGTCTGCACCAAACAAACGAATTCTAGCCCCGTTGAATAGCTCGACCCACAACTCTGAGATATTGTGTTTAACACGGGCTGGCTCACTAAACTGCATAAGATAATCAAAAGCAATAGACTTAGCTTGAGCATAGTAGGGGGCAATGTACGCATATCTAGCGTTCTCCTTTTCTTCCGTCATGGCTCGCCACAGAATATCGTTTATACAGGCTACAGTCTTGCCTGCTCTGCGGTGAGCAATAATGATAGCCCATCGCTGTTGGCGGTCATGGAAGTCTAGGAATACATCTCTAGGCTTATACAGTTCTATGTTTACATCCTGAAAGTCGGCTACTTCTTCCATGAAATAACATAACGGATTGGTTTTTCTTCGCTTCCTGTGTGTTCAGTACGGGCTAATTTAGGCACATGGTATTCAGCCACTTGCATAAAGCAATCAAACGCTTGTTTAGGGCCGTATTTAGGGTCATCAGCAATGGCTTCTAGCCACTCTTGAAGTTTATGGCTATTCCCATCAACAAAGCGTGCTATGGCTTCTCTAGCCAATGCGGTGGATTTATTAGGGCTTCCAAGCGGTCTGCCTGCCCCTTTAGGATTATTTTTTAATTGTTTATTGCTCATACTTACCCAAGTGATTGATTAAGTTAGGTTAATTCTACACTATTTGCAAGAATACAACAAATAAAAATATTTATAAAAAAGTGTTGACAATATGTAGTAATACGCTACAATGTACTTAATCGCTGATTTATTTAACAACTTGCCTAGCGATTCATAAATGGGGCTAAACCGTTAAGGGGGATTTAAAAATGAGAAATACTCAACGCTATATTCCAGAAGGCTACGAATTGTCTTGGGATGACCAAGATTTAGGTATTCAAGTGTATTACAAAAATACACCTTGCATATCTGCTATTTGCTTTGTAGGTCGTGCAATCAATCCAACATGGCACTATCGTTTTAAAGATGGTCAACAACGCATTAATGAAGTAACTCGCACATTTAAAAATGTTGCTGAACGGGCAGAATACAAAGCTGCTCGTAAAGCCAAAGCC